AAAACAAAAAGTCATTGATAAAATGTCAGCAATTATAACTGATCAACTGCGAATATTAAACTCTGAGAATTTTGTAGCGGGGATAGCTTCAACTACGAATAGTTATTATGCGTGGATTGGTCTCCCTAACCCAGCAGATTTTCAGTCAGATTGGAGTGAAAATCCACCATCACCAAAAGACTCTTTTAGTGAGGAGAGAGATTATTGGGATACAATGATCGCACTCAAGAAGTTGAATTCAGATGATATTGCAAGAGTCGTTAGAAAAATAACTTGGTCATCAGGTACAACATATGAAATGTATCGAGACGATTACTCTCGATCTAACTTGTCACCGCAAACTAGTTCAACTAATTTGTATGACACAAATTATTATGTAATGAATCAAAACTTCCGTGTTTATGTTTGTCTACAAAATGGTACAAACCCAGAAAACACATCGGGAAGACCATCTCTTGACGAACCATTATTCACAGATTTAGAACCAAGATCTGCTGGTGCATCTGGAGACGGATACATTTGGAAGTATCTATTTACAATCGACCCAAATAGTATTATTAAATTTGATTCAACAAGTTTCATACCTCTACCTCAAAGTTGGTCAACTAACAATGATGTTGCTGCAGTTAGAAATAACGCTTCAACGAGTGGACAGTTGAAGATTGTCACAATCACGAATCGTGGTGTTGGTTATGGAACTGCTGCAACTTATAATAACGTTCCTATCAAGGGTGATGGAAGTGGTGGTAGGTGTTCTGTTGTGGTAAACGCTGCTGGTAAGATAGATTCAGTTGAAATAACTAACGGTGGTTCTAATTACACGTTTGGAACTGTTGGACTAAGTGATGTTGGACTAACAAACCCATCAGGTTCCACAGATGCAGCATTTAACGTTATTGTTCCTCCTCAAGATGGACATGGTGCTGATGTATATAAAGAATTAGGTGCAAATCGTGTTCTAATATATTCTCGTTTAGAAAATGATGCATCAAATCCCGACTTTATTGTGGGAAATCAGTTTGCTCGTGTAGGTCTTTGTAGAGATCCTCTAGCATTTGGTTCAGATAATAAACTTACACTTTCAAAAGCGAGTGCTGTTTATGCATTGAAATTAACTGGTGCTGGATCAACAACCGCAACCTTTACATCTGACGCAGAGGTTACTCAAGAAATTGGTATTGGTTCAACAGCTGTTGGTAGAGTCATAAATTATGACGCTACAACTGGAGTTCTCAAATATTGGCAAGATCGTAGACTTGCAATATCAACAAACGGAACTGCACCTACATACGGATACGAATTATTCAGATTTAACGCTGACCCTGCAACTGGAGCGGGAACGACTATATTTGGTGGAACAAGTAATCTAAATATAGATACCAATTTCGGAACTTCCCTACAGCCTGGTCTTTCTACCTCAATAAATAGTAGGACTTATAACTTAGGGATGAGTTTTGTAAAAGGTGTTGCTAACCCAGAGGTTGAAAAATATAGCGGTGATATCATTTACGTTGATAACAGAGCTGCTGTTACTCGCAGTTCACAGCAGAAAGAAGACATCAAGATCGTACTGGAATTTTAAAGAATCATGCCACAGGAAACTAATCTAAACGTATCGCCATATTTTGACGATTTTGATAAGAATAAAAACTTTTATAGAGTTCTTTTTAAGCCAGGATCTCCAGTTCAGGCACGAGAACTAAGTGCCTTACAGTCGATTCTACAGAATCAGATTGAACAGTTTGGTACTCATTTTTTCAAAGAGGGTTCTAAAGTAATTCCAGGCAACTTAAGTTATGATAATAACTTTACATGTGTTCAAATTGAAGATGCGTTTTTAGGTATTCCAGTATCATTATATGCAAGTCAATTAGTTGGTTTAAGAATCACAGGTGCAAGATCAGGTGTAACTGCAACGATTAAAAAAATATTATCAAAAGAAGACTCAGATAGAGGTAATTTAACACTTTACATAAAGTATGAAAAATCTGGCGATGACTTTACCACTGAAAAATTTGATGATGGTGAGAGTTTATCTGCAAGTAAAGACATTATTTATGGTGCAAGTGTCATTGCTGCGAGTGAACCATTTGCAAACACTTTAGCATTTGGTGCGACTGCAACTGGTTCTGCAATGTCAATAGGAGAGGGTGTATATTTTATTCGTGGAACTTTTGCTCAGGTTCAAAGTGAAACTCTAATACTAGATCAATATGGTGGCACTCCATCCTATAGAATTGGATTTGATGTTCAAGAGGACTTTATTAGTGCTGATGAAGATCCATCATTAAATGATAACGCATCAGGATTCACAAACTTTGCTGCTCCTGGCGCTGATCGTCTTCAAATCAATATCAGTTTGATGAAAAAAGGTCTTGATGATACTAATGATCAAAACTTCATTGAGATTGCTCGTGTTCAAGGTGGTGAGTTACAAACTTTTGTAAAAGATACACAGTATAATCTTCTTAATGATAGATTAGCCAAAAGGACTTATGATGAATCTGGAGATTACTATGTAAAACCTTTTGAAGTTTTTGCAAAAGAATCTTTGAATGATTCTATCGGAAACAAAGGAATTTACTCATCAGAACAAAAAACAAATCAGGGTAACATACCATCAAAAGATTTAATGGTAATGCAAGTATCGCCTGGAAAAGCGTATATAAAAGGATATTCAATTGAAAAAATATCAACAAGTTTTATTGATGTTCCAAAACCAAGAACAACTAAAACTGTAGAACAAGAAGCTGTCAGTTATACAACTGGTGATCCTTTATTTGTAAATAACGTTTTCGGATCTCCAAGTTTGGGAATAGGCACAACTGCAACAGTTTCGTTACTTGACAAAAGAAGAGGTGGTGGTGGATCTGAGATAGGTCTTGCAAGACTTTATGATTTTAAAGCACAATCTGCAAGTTTTGTAAATTCATCGACACAGTATGAAACTCGTTTGTTTGATGTAAAGACATTCACAGATGTCAAAGTTGCAACTGCGATTACTTCATTAACTGCATCAGATCAGATACAAGGTGCAAGAAGTGGTGCAACAGGATTTGTAAGAGCCTCTGCAACTAACGTTACAGATTTTAGTTTAATTGATGTTACTGGTAAATTTTTAAAAGATGAATCTATTTTAATAAATGGTGTTCAAGATGGAAGAGTTATAACTAAGGTTGATTCTTTTGGATTCAATGATGTCAAATCATTAAAGAGCGCTGTTGGTATATCAACATTTGAAGCAGATGTTTTACTTGATGGTGGAACTAAACTTACTAATTTAATTTCTGGTAATTTAAGATTAAGTAATACCTCTGGAAATGCTGGTATTATTACATCATCTGGTAGTAATTTCTCAGGTATTATAACTTCAAATAATATCGTAAGTTATAGTGTTCCTGGCGAAACTCTTCCAAGATTTAATAGAATCACTGGTGTATCAACCGATGGTTCAAAAATTAATGTTGTTGGTGTTGCATCAGTTACAGATGTTTGTAATGGTGGAGTCTTAGATGGATTAATTGCAGGGTCACTTGATGTAAATGATCTTTTACTTCGCAAGACATCATTTGATTTAGACCAAAATAGTCTTTTAACTCCTGTACGACATAATAATATTGAAAGTTTAGATGTAACTACTACCACGGTTCAACTTAGAAAACAATATTCTGATATTACAGTCGCTAATAATCAATTTACTTCACCTAATGCTGGTGCAGATTTATTCTTTCAACCATTTGATGAGGAAAGATATTTTATATCTTATAATGAGGGATCTATTGAACCATTAAAAGAGAGTCAGGTTGAAATCGCTGCGGATAAGAAAACTGTAACTTTCGTGGGATTGAGTTCAGTTTCTGGAAAGGCAAATCTTTTTGCAACAGTTTTAAAGAGTAAAGTTAAAAACAAACTTAAAAAATTAAACGAATCGAATGTAATTAATATTAGTCGTTCAACTTTAGCATCATCAGGTATTGGAACTAATAGTTTAAATGATGGTTTAACATTTAACAGAGTATTCGGAACCAGAGTTCAAGATCGTAAAATTTCATTAAATGTTCCTGATGCTTGTCAGTTATTAGGTGTGTTTGAATCAAATGACTCTGGTGATGCTGATTTACCATCATTAACCTTAACAGCATATTCAGGCCCAAGTGGCAATAACTCAGATTTAATCGTTGGGGAAAAAATAACAGGATTAGATAGTAATGCCATTGCTCTTGTTGTGGAGAAACCAAACACTACAACACTTGGAATTGTATTACTAAATCAAAATACATTCAATATTGGTGAAACTATAAAAGCTGAAAGATCTGGTGTTACTGCGTTGCTAACTACTAGCACTTCTGGTGATCGTAACATTACAAATCAATATCTATTAGATGTAAATCACAAACCAACATATTATGATTATTCTTTTGTAGAGAGAAAGAAAGAATTTGAATCACCTACAAATAGATTAAAGATTGTATTTAAAAACTTCTTCGTTACATCTGATGACACTGGAGACTTTTTCACTGCATCTAGTTATCCTACAGATTCGCAAGAATTAATTCCAGTGGATCGTAATTATGGACAATCTGTAAACGATTTAATAGATGTTAGGCCAAGAGTTGCCGAATACAATACTAGTTCAACAGTATCTCCATTTGACTTTGCATCAAGATCTTTCTCATCAGGAACTAACGTTCCCGATCCTTTAGTTCCAGATGAAACTTTAATTGTAACTTATAATTATTATCAAGGAAGAAATGATAAATTATTTTTAGATAAGACTGGTAACTTCGTTTATCTTCAAGGTGTCCCATCTGATGATCCAAAATTTCCTCAGACAATTGGTGATGCAATAGAGATTGCAAAAATATCAATGCCTCCATTTGTTGATAATGTAAATCAAATTAAAATGGTTCGTACGAATCATAAACGTTTTACAATGTCTGACATTGGAAGACTTGAAAAAAGACTTAATAGTGTTGAATACTATACTCGATTATCTCTTCTTGAGACTGATACTGCAAATTTAACAATTACTGATGCAAATGGATTGAATAGATTTAAGTCAGGATTTTTTGTAGACAACTTTAAAAAACATAATGCTCATCAAATTGCACATCCAGATTTCTCCGCTAGTACCGATGCAAAAAATGGGTATCTAAGACCTGGCCATTATACAACATGTCTTGATTTGGTTGTTGGTTCAAGATCATTTATTGGTATTGGAACAACTGCAAATCCAACTTTAGATCTTAATCATATCACTGACGTTGATGGAGAAAATATTAAAAAATCAGGAAGACTTTTAACTTTAGATTATACAGAGACTGAAATGTTGAAGCAAATTTATGCTTCAAGAGTTGAAAACGTAAACCCATTCTTAATTGTTTACTACTCTGGTGATATGGATATTTCACCAGATTCTGATATCTGGATGGATACGAAGAGAGTAGATGCGAATGTCACTGTAGATACTTCTCAATATGATAACGTAGTTGCAACGTTAGGTATTGATGAACAGACTGGATTTAGTGAAGTTAACTGGGGTGCATGGGAAACGAACTGGACATCTGAGGCAGTGACACAAACTTGGGAACAAACAACAGAAACTCAGTTAGGAACAGTTGATCCTAAAGATTTACCACCAGGCACAGATCTATCTCAACTTAAACATATTGCCAACTATGGAATGGTAATGAAGTTGAATGGAAAATGGCTTCCAAAAGGTGCTGGTAAGATTACTGATGCTGTTTTAAGAACTAGTCAAAAATTTGAAGATACTATAACAACAACTGAACAGTCAAGAGAAGGTATTCAATTCCAAGTTACTCCAACAATTAATAATCAATCTCTTGGAGATAGAACACTAAGTCGTGATATTATTCCTTTTATGAGAAAGAGGAATATTCAAATTACAACTCATCGCATGAAACCTAGAACTCGTTTCTATGTTTACTTTGATAATGTTGATGTAACCTCATTTACTACACCAAAATTACTTGAAGTTAGTATGACAAGTGGTGTGTTTCAGACTGGGGAAACTGTAAAAGGCACAACACTAACTTCCTTTAGTGGTGCGCCTGGGCCAACAAATACAATGACATTTAGACTTGCCACACCAAATCATAAAGAAGGCCCATACAATGCACCAACAAAAGTTATCACATTAAACCCTTATGATAATGCAGCTGGTATATCAACTGTATATTCTACATCATCCACGATTCTAAACGTTGATACATTTAGTCTTGCACAACAAGTTCAAGGTGAGTTTTTTGGACATTCCAAAAATGGAATGAAACTTGTTGGTCAAACAAGTGGTGCAGAGGCAACAATAACAAATGTCAGACTTATAACTGATACTTTAGGATTTTTAAAAGGATGTTTTGAAATACCAGATCCAAATATAGATGCAAATCCAAGATTTGAAACTGGTACAAAAACTCTTCGTTTAACTACAAGTCCAGTAAACTCTACAGTTTCTGGAACTGTGACTGGATCTGCTGAAGCAAACTTTAAGTCATTGGGAGAGTTAGATACAGTTCAAGAACAAGTATTAAGTATTAAGACTCCACAAATTGAAAGATTGTCAACAGAGGAACAAAGAGTTCTAAATGATAGAATTACAAGAAAAGTTGAAGGCCCTGCTGGACAATCAGTTGCGGTTACAGGTGTTCAATATTATGACCCTCTTGCACAAACATTCCGTGTTGATGAAACCACTGGTATATTCATCACATCTGTTGATGTATTCATGCAAACTAAAGATGAGGAATTACCTCTTACATTACAAGTTAGAACTGTTGAGACTGGTTTACCAACATCTAAGATCTTACCATTTAGTGTTGTTGTTAAAGATCCAAGTGAAGTTAATGTATCAGAAGACGCATCAATTCCAACTACATTTACCTTTGAATCACCAATATATCTAACTGGTGAACAGGAATATGCTTTGGTTCTTGTAACTCCAGCAGAAAATTATAACTGTTGGATATCAAGAATGGGAGAAGTTGATATATCAACTGCGAATTTACCAGACGAGCAACAGGTATTAATTAGTCAACAACCATACTTAGGTTCTCTATTCAAGTCACAGAATGGTACTACATGGGATCCTAGTCAGTATGAAGATATGAAGTTTACCATCAGAAGGGCTGTGTTTAACACAGAACCATCTGTGGGTAGATTCTTCAACTCAGAATTATCATCTGGTAATGATGAGATTCCAACTTTAGCACCTAATCCAATCACTTCTTTATCTAAAAAAGCAATTATTGGTTTAGGAGTCACTATTCCAGATACAGCTGGGTTAGTGCCTGGCGTTAAAATTAGTCAATTTGGTAATCTAAATGCATCTGGAACCCTGATTAATGTTGCTGGTGTTGCTGCAACTGAAACGAGTGTCATTAATTCTGGAGTTGGTTATACTCCCTCCAGTGGTTTCTTAGTGTACACTGACATACCACTTGTGACTCAAACTGGTGAGGGAAGTGGAGCAATTGCTAATGTTGTTGTTAATAATGGGGAAGTTGGATTTGTAACTATCACAAATGGTGGTGGTAAAAACTATGCACAAGGAGACACTCTTGGAATTGGAACATTAGGTCTTGGAAATGGAAGTGGTGCTCTTGTTTCTGTTGGAGTGATCACTGAAAGAAACAGTATAATTGTTGATAACATTCAAGGTTCTTTTGTCACTGGTGTTGGAACAGTTGGATTTAATAATGGTTCTGCTGTTCTTGGACTTGATGGAACTACTGGTCTTGGTGTTACAGCAGACGGTAATATTGGAAGTGGTGTGACAATCAGTTCCTTTGATGTTGATTCAACAAATGATGGATTACATTTTAAAATTAATCATAGAGCTCATGGTTTACATGCATTTAATAATTTAGTTAAGATGTCTGATGTTCAATCAGATGTTCCTGAGACTAAATTAACTGTTGATTATGATAATGATGCAACATCTGATATATCAGTCGTTTCATCATCTAACTTTGCCACATTTGAAGGAGTTGGAGTTGGAACAACAAATTATGGATATGCGATTATCGGAGATGAGATTTTATCTTACACTGGCGTTGCAAATGGTTCTATTACTGGTGTTACAACTAGAGGTATTGATAGCACTGTTCAATCAAGTCATTCATCAGGAGATATAATTAGAAAATATGAATTTTCTGGTGTTTCTCTCCGAAGAATTAACAAGATTCATGACATGAATAGTCCAGCTGCGACTGTTCCAAATGACAAAGATCTAGACTTCTATCATATTAAAGTTGATATGAATAGTGATGGCACAGATAGAAGTGGAGGATCTATACCTGATCGTTTCTTCTCATCCTCAAAACGTGGTGGTGGAACTAATGTAAAAGCAACACAAAACATACAGTTTGAAACTATTACACCAAATGTCACAACAATGACACCGCCAGGCACATCAGTTGGTGGTCGTATTAGAACCATATCTGCAACAAGTGTTGATGGTTCAGAATCATCATTTGCAGACCAAGGATTTGAAGCTGTTGGACTCAACGCTCAAAATCACTTTGAAACTCCAAGAATGGTGGCCTCTAAAGTTAATGAGGATCGTCAATTATCTGATTTGCCAGGAAATAAATCATTGACATTTGAAGTATTAATGACTAGTGATAGTCCAAATGTTTCTCCTGTTATTGATTTAGACAGAGTTAGCACTGTTCTAACAACAAACCGTCTTAATAGTCCTGTATCAAACTTTGCAACTGATAACCGTGTAAATCAAACAGGTCAAGATCCTTGCGCTTCAACATACGTTTCTAATTTAATTCAATTAGATAATCCAGCAACTGATCTCAAAGTTGAATTTGCTGCGTATCGAAGATCTAGTTCTGATATTCGTGTATTCTTTAAAACTATCGCAGAAGGTTCAAGTGAAAATAGTATGGATGTGGATTTTGAATTATTCCCAGGCTTTGATAATATTGATCAAAATGGTAAAGTTATTAATGTCTCTAACAACAGTGGAAGACCAGATGATCAAATAACTTCTTCAGTTGGTGCTGAATTTAAAGATTATACTTTCAGTTCAAGAGAATTACCACCATTTACTAAGTTTCAGATTAAGATTGATATGGTTGGAACTGATCAAGCAAAACCGACACTTATTAAAGAACTTAGAGCCATTGCAGTTGCATAATGACAAATTATACTCCAGTTGAGGGAAAGTCTGGATTCTTTCGAGATTCAGAATCCACAGCGATTATCAATAGAGATAAAAAGGCATACCTTGCATATATGCAAAGAAAAAAGGATGCAGAAAATAAAAATCTAGAGTTAGATAAAATGAAAGAGGATCTTGATAATGTGAAGGGTGAGTTAGGAGAAATTAAAGGTCTTTTATCTACTCTTGTTCAAAAACTAAATAATTAGAAAAATGGCACAACAACAGATAATCACTTTTGATCCAGATGTCGCTGTTCCATATGGTGTAAATCTTACTATATTTTCTGGTGCAGATTTTAACACTACCTTTACCGTCAAAACTTCTGCTGGTTCTAGTATAGATTTTTCTAACTATACAGGAAGAAGCAATATGAAGAAGTCTTCAATTGGAACTGCAAATACTTTCGGTGTAACTCTTGGTGACACAAATGGAAGAATAACTCTTTCAATGGGGTCAACCGTTACTAGAGATTTAACTGAGGGTAGATATCTATATGATATCAACGTAAGTTCTGGTTCTACTTTCTTTAAAGTAATAGAAGGTAATGTACTTGTAAGAACTGGTATTTCAACTTAGAGGTGAATAATGGCTCAACCAACTTCAAGAGAAGGTTTAATTGATTACGCAAAGAGACAACTCGGATTTCCTGTCTTAGAAATCAACGTTGCAGATGAACAGTTTCAAGATCTGTTAGACGATGCTATCCAAATATATCAAGAAAGACATTATGATGGTATTGCAAGAATGTATTTGAAATATAAAATTACACAAGATGATATTGATAGAGGTCAAGCAAGAGGGGGAGATTCAACTTTAGGAATTACAACAACCACTACTACATCAACAGTTGGATTATCAACAACTTTCAACATAGAAGAAAATAATAATTATATACAAATGCCCTCATCTGTGATTGGGGTTAATCAAATATTCAAAGTCAGATCAGATACTGTCTATGATGGTTTGTTTAATATTCGTTATCAGTTATTTTTAAATGACTTATACGCTTTTGGATCAATTGATCTTCTTCAATATTCAATGGTTCAAACTAAACTTGAAGACATTACTTTCTTATTAAATCCTGACGTAAGATATAGATTTAATATTCGTCAAGACCGTCTTTATATTGATGTTGATTGGGCACAAATAAACAAGGATGACTTCTTCGTGATTGATTGTTTCAGAATATTAGATCCAGATGATTTTACAAAAGTATATAATGATCAATTTTTGAAGAGATATTTTACAGCATTATGTAAAAGACAATGGGGACAAAATTTAATCAAGTTTCAAGGTGTTCAATTACCTGGCGGTATTCAATTAAATGGTCGTCAAATTTATGATGATGGAGAAAGAGAACTTGCAGAGATCAGATCGAAGATGTCTAGTGATTATGAAATGCCACCATTGGATATGATTGGATAATGTTAAATCCATTTTTTCTACAGGGCTCTAAAGGGGAGCAAGGTTTAGTACAAGACTTAGTTAATGAACAACTAAGGATGTATGGTATTGAGTGTCATTATATTCCTCGTAAGTTAGTTACATCTAGAACAATTATGAAAGAGGTAACTGAATCTAGATTTGATCAGGCATTCCCTCTTGAAGCATACTTGATGAACATTGATGGATATGCTGGATCAGGAGATATACTTTCAAAATTTGGTGTTCGAGTTACTGATGAAGCGACATTTGTAATATCTAGGGAAAGATTTGAGGAATCAGTTGCACCATTTTTAGAAAAAAATGACGATTACACTTTGTTTAATAGACCAAAGGAAGGAGATTTGATATTTTTCCCTTTAGGTCAAAAAATATTTGAAATTAAGTTTGTAGAACATGAGAAACCGTTTTATCAATTACAAAAAAACTACGTTTATCAGTTGCAATGTGAACTATTTGAATATGAAGATGAAGTCATTGATACAAATGTCAATACGATTGATGAGATTGTTCAAACAGAAGGTTATATTGCAAGATTAGTTTTATCAGGCGTTGGTAGTACTGCAACTGCAAATACAACTCTTAACTTTGGAGCTGTTCAACAAATATTCTTACAGAATGATGGGTATGGTTATCTTACTGCACCTACCGTTTCGATTAGCACTTCACCTGGCGTAGACGCAACTGCTGTTGCAATCATGACATCACGATCTGGTATTGCAACTGGTAAATCTATCGATAAAATTCTTTTAATCAATCCTGGCGGTGGATATATCGGAATACCAACTATAACCGTGCCAGGCACTGGTATAGCGACTGCTGGCATCACTACTCTAGGTTCTGTAGGTATTGTTACCATAACCACTGGTGGATCAGGTTATACAACAACACCAAATGTATCTATTTCTACTGCACCATCGGGAGGAACTGATGCAACCGCTGAGGCAGTGATGGTTGGCGGAACAATTAGTGCTGTTAGAATTAGTAACGCTGGTAGTGGATATACATCTACACCAACAATTACAATCGGTGCTGCAACATCAATAGGAGATGGTGATTATATCTTTAACGAAACAGTTCAAGTATCATCTGATTCTTCAGAGACTGCAAGAGTCAAAGTATGGGATGCAGGGTCTAGAACTCTTGATGTAAGTCTTTTAACCAAGATGGAATTTCAAGTTGGTGAGAAGATCAAAGGTCTTGAATCTGGCGCAGAATATGTAATACAATCTGTGGATTATGATACACCAAATGATTATCCAAATTCTCAATATAAGGCAGATCAATATAGTGATAATGCTGATTTTGAAACCGAAGCTGATGCCATATTAGACTTCTCTGAGGGCAATCCGTTCGGAACATTCTAAATAGTTAGAAAGCTTTGATATGTTAGGTACTTATTTCTATCATGAAATATTAAGAAAGACAGTTATCGGTTTCGGTACTCTCTTTAATAATATTAACGTTCGACACAAAGATACGAGTGGGACAAATTTTAGTGTCTTGAAAGTGCC